AATTAACGGCTTTGGAGTTTTGATTCCAGTTGAAGAAAACCTAGTTCCTTCTCCAGCTAACGGCACAACTATATTAATCATTGCTGTTTACTAACTCTTTTAACTTTTTCATATTTTTATTTGATAGCACTGCATTATAATCTTTTCGCCATCTTAACTCTGCAGATTTAACTTTTATTCCAAATTCTTTAAAATATTCATAAGACCAATAGTAGTTACCGCTTACGTGTATCTCAATCAATGTTGTTCCTGGCTTACACAAAAATGAATTAAATAAACCAGACCCTGTAATTCCAGCAACATGCGTAGCATTAAAAAGAATATTAAGTTGATCTATGTATTCATATTCAGTTAGTACAATCTTATTATACCCTTGTGAAACAAAATAGTCAATTAGTATAGGCTCATCAAAAAACGATCTGTTTGGGGATATTGTATACCACATTAGGTTAACATCTTCTCTGCTTATGTAGATTTTTTTGTGTGACTCGCCTCTTTCAATCATATATGGCTTTAGCCTATTTTTAACTAAATGGAGGCCAGTAATTTGCCACCTATCGTAAATGCAGCTTTCATTAAAATATGGCAAAGCTATTTTATTTTCAGGGTCCAACCATTCCCCGTCGGCATCAGTTGCTTTTATCCAATATGGGATTAAGGTTCCGCTTAAAATAAGATCACGATCCAGAAGCCTAGAAATATCATTAATAAAATATGCTTCTTTAATTAGAATAGTGTTTTTATTAGTCATATATATATTTTGATCTGAGCTATATATTTTAGCTAAATCTTTAATATATGAGTAGTTTTTATTTTTTGTTTTGCAATACTCTTCAATTGTTAAGAATCTATTTTTTGTAAAATCTAAATGAAAGTCATGAAAAAATAATTTAATTTCTGGTATTTTACTGCATATAACTTCATATTGAGCCAGACCCTCTTGAACAAAATGCCAGAGATGGGCGTTTGCCTGCATCATAAAAGAAGGCTCGCTTATCTCTATGTCATATACCTTAGATTCTATATTCCTTAAATTTGTAACTTTAATAATTTCAAAATTTTCTTCACCAAATGGGATAGATTCTATGGAGTCAAACTTCCACCCCTGGTATTCAAACATTTACTATTCTCCTAAAAATCTAAATCCATATTCTTTTGAAGCTTCGATTCCAGCTTCACTTAATTTTATTCCCGCCTCTAAATTTTCATCATACTCAACATCAATTAATCCTTTTTTATAAAGATCTATAAGCGTGTTGTCAATATGTTCTTGATGAGATTGCCACAACTCTGGCGCTAACTCTTTTGCTTTTTCGGTAATAGAAAATAAAATTTCTCCGTCTTTGTCTACTCCAGAAATTTCAATAGCCCCTATCTCAAGATAGTAATCCATTATCTCATCCATTATTTAATCCAATCTTTTAAGTAAGATGTTGCAATTTCTGCAACATGTTGATGTCTATGTGAACCCCAGTGTGCATTTCTAATTCCGTATTTGCTATCGCTTCCAAGATCAAAATATTTAGGTCCAGAAGACCTAAGCTCTTCGTGGCATAACACCCTTTGCCCATCCTTTAGATATCTATCTTCAATAGTATCATAATCTATAGACCAATTTTGCATTTCTATATCAACTAAAGTTTTATAATTTTCTCCTTTTAATTGTTTTAGAACTAAAAATTGTTTTTGATCCCAGGTAGACCATGCAAATTTAATTCCAGCTACCTCGCAATAAGCCTCAAGCATGTTGAGGCTTTGTGCAGAAAGGAAGTGTGGAAATTCTGGACTTAAAATCTGTTCTGCAATAAATGGCCTTATTGCTACCTTAAAATCTTTTTCAATATTTCCTGGTATAAATGCATTTTGCATTAGGTTTGGATCAGAGGGATCTATTTTAGCACTTGTTGTAAAAAGCTTTTTATTAACTATAATAGGCATTCTATAAAATTCTGGAAATAATGCGTATAAATATTTAGGGTGCCCAAACTCTTTAAAATAAGCAAATATTCTTTTTACTTGACCATATACAGAGTCTCCAGATAAAGCAACATTGGCATACGAAAGGTTTAAATTTTTTGCAACAACGCTAGACCAGATATTTTTTTCTGGAACTCCTGCTCCCCATGTTAAAGAGCACCCAGCAAAAAGTATATCGGTGCCTTTAACAAATTCTGGAGACCTGTAGTTTTTTTTATTTAAAGTATATTCTATTCCATTATCTTCAAATGAGTGATCAACTGAAGAATCTTCAATTAAATTATTTGTGTATATTAAATGCTTATTATATTCTGAAAGGTTAAAATATTTGCTCGGTCCATATAAAAATGAGTCTAAAAAACTCTCATTATTGTCCGTGTGCAAGTTAAACATATTACCTCCAGTGCAACAAGTAGGACTTGAACCTACGATTACCGAATTATGAGTTCGGGGCTTTAACCAACTAAGCTATTGTTGCCAGTTAGTATATTATAACTATAATGCGCCTGCCAGTCAAGGACATCCCGCTCATCATTTATTAATGGTTGGCCTTTTATATTTAAACTTGTATTTAAAAGTACTGGGCAGCCAGTGTCCCAATACCATTTTCTTAAAAGCATGTGTAGTCCTGGATGTTGCTCTCTGCTTACTGTCTGTACTCTAGATGTTCCGTCTTTATGAACAACTGAAGGTATCTTGTCTGGGTATTTACATTTAACTGTATACTGCATGTATGGTGATGTAAAATCCATATCAAACCACTCGCTTGCAAATTCTTCCAAGACTACTGGGGCAAACGGCCTGAATTGTTCTCTTTTTTTAATCTTATTTACTTTATCTTTAATGTCTGGATCTCTAGGGTCTGCTAGAATGCTTCTGTTACCAAGTGCCCTGGGCCCATATTCTGCTCTACCAGTTGCAACTGCAACTATCTTGTTGTTTTTTAACTCTGTAAGTATTTGATTAATTGGGTATTCTCCTCCAAGATTATAGCCTAAGTAAGGATTTTTCCACTCAATATGTTTGCCGTATAATGCAGCTGCTGCACCCAAAGAACTTCCAGCGTCTCCTGGGTTTGGCATAATCCAAATATCTTTAAATACTTTCCAAAGTAATGTGTTGGCTTTGCTATTTAATGCACAGCCTCCCATAAACACGAGGTTCTTTTTGCCTGTAGTTAGCTTTGCCATCTGCATAAACTCAAGCAACCTTTGTTCATAAACAAATTGAACTGCTGCTGCAAGATCATACTTTCTTTGCTCAAGCCATTCTCCTATGTATCCAGTTCCCTCTTGACCAGCAAAACATGGCACCTGACCCCAATTAAAATCTGTTATCCCTTTATGAAAATTATATAACTGAGTGTAATAATTTGGGAAATATTTATCTACTTCCTTGTAGTATCTAGTCCAATCTCCGTACCCAGCCATTCCCATTAGTATATATTCTTCTTCGTTTGGTTTAAGCCCTATAAGTTCTGTAAAAGCAGAATAGAATAGTCCAAAGCTGACTGGGTAGTTTTGTTTGTATTTTAATTTTATTTTTTCCCCTTCACCAATCCAGACAGTGGATGTATTATATTCTCCAATTGAATCCAAAACAACAATTGCGGCATCTGTAAATGGGCTAGTATAATATCCAGCACAGGCATGAGAATAGTGGTGCTTAAATGATTTTCTTGGTATGCCTTGTATCTCGAACCTAGGCTTCCAGTCTCCTAGACCACCCTTTAAAAGCAGTCTAGAGGCCTTTAGAGAGGGTTTCTCGTAGTAGGCTATAGCATCAGGTGCACCGTATTGTAAAGCATCATTAACTAAACTATCATTGATATACCAATCATTCTTTATCTTACTATATCTTTCAGAATGTCCAGCAAACAATATCTCTCCGTCTTTAATTAAAGAAACGGATGCATCGTGAGATGTCTCATTTACTCCTAATATAATCATTAGTATATAAACCTATTGTCTCTTCCTTTATATTTTTTTGAATTAATTTTTCTTTTTATTTTTTCTATAATATACAATATATTAAAAAGTAACTTCATCTAACAACATCCTTTCAATAATAATTTCTGCAAAATGTTGGTGTTGGTGCGCCCCTAAATGGACTTTATCATTTCCAATTTCAAAAATTTTTGGACACTCCTGCTCTAATTCTTTATGGCATAATATAATTTCTTCACACGGGTTGCTATTCATACAATTACTACAAGCTACCCCGTATCCATTATGGTAGTTTTGAGACTTTATTATATTTGCTTTTACTCCAAATGGGTCTTCCTCAAAATTTTGTGTAACAGACCATCTAAATCCTTCAAATGGTACGTAGTTTAAATATTGATCGTCTCCGCTCTTTGCAAATTTTGTTAGCTCATAGTCTAGGTTTGTATCCCATACAGACCAATAAAATTTAATATTATTAGAATTGCAATATTGATCTAGCATCATTATGCTTTTCATGTTGTGAAAAAATGGAACATCTTCTGTCAATATCTCTTCCAAACGAAACGGAGCTTTTTGATAAGAGGGCCTGTCGTCATTTAAATAATTTTTTATATAAAGGTAGCTTAGGGATGGAAGGCTATTGCTATTTTTTAAAGATCTATCAATTTGATCTGAAGACACATATTTTTGATTTACTGGTATTTGAAACCTTGTCATTTCTGGGAATAGGCAAATAAGGACCTTAGGGTTTCCAAATCTTTTAAAGTAGGCAAACAGGTTATTTATTATTGATGAAGTAGAAGATCCTGGAACTGATAGGTTAGCTGGGTTTAAATTAAAGTGTCTGCCTACAGAATTTCCCCATATGTATTCTTTTTCTATTCCCATTCCAAAAGTTTGTGAGCAGCCAGCAATAAGCATTTCCTCATTTGTTTTAAATTCTTTACACCTATATCCGAGAGAATTAAATTTATAACTTATATAATCATTTGGGTGTCCCGATTTCCCAAGCGTATGTGTGAATCCGTAATTTTCTTTACTAAGGTCGTTAAAAAATAAATGTCTATTTATTTCCAATTTGGTTTTCATCTTCTACTATAGACTGAACGTATTCAGAAAAATGTTTTCTAATAGATCCAGATGGGCGTTTTCCAATAACAGACCATATTCTTTTATACTCCATTACATTTGCAAATGTGGTCGGGCAAAGCACGATGCCATTTAGCTCTTTCATTACAGTTGGTAGAGGAACATGCTTTCCGCAGCACTTACACTCTTTTGCTTTTTCTTGGTACTCGCTCATATTATCTCCATATTTTCTATTGCTTCCGACAACCTATCTGGCATTCTTGGGGGTCTAATCATATTCATAGCAGTAACGTCTGTGCTATCTTTAGAAAAATCATTATCATAACTCATTGATTCATAAGTATGAATATTTATTTCAGAATTATTATCTGGCCTAGTTCTACTAATAGAATTAAATATAGAACCGCAAACTGCGTCTGCTAAATCCTTTGACCCCTTTCTTGGGTGATCAACCTTATCTCTCATTATTTTAAGCTGTAATAATTCATCAATAAGCAACGGTATGTGCGGTCCAGAAAGTCTTTCTTCTAGAACAACCATAGCCATATCGTCATAATGTTTTTTGGCGACAGATAGAATTTCTGTATTGATGCCATATTGTTTTAGTTGTTGCATCATATCATGAGAATTCCATCTGTCAAAAGTACACACGCCTATATTAAATCCTCGTGTTTTTAACAATAAAATATAATCTTTTACTTCAGTAAAGTCAACAGACTTGTCTGCAGTTGGTGTCCAATATCTTACTGCATCAACCTCTACGATAGGCGCTAGCTGTGAGTAGTTGTCTGTTACCCTTACGTTAACCCACTTGTTTACATGTGCCATTGCAACTGCACAGTGGTCATGTTTTTGTGCTAAGTCAACGTGAATAAAATATTTTTTTTCTGGATCTGGTTGAAACCACTCTTCAAGTCTTCCAAATTTATCAACTGCTATTCCAGTATTGTTAAAAGCTTTTTCAACTTTTTCTCTGGACTTAAAAAATGCATCAATCATTTCTGGTGGCATGCAGGCAAATCTTCCTAGTGCGTCCATGCTATTTTTGTAGAAGGCTGTTTTAAAATCCTCAATGCTTCTTGTAGGATTTACTTCCCAGGTTGGTCTCTTTAAGGCAAAGACCTTCGGTATTAAGTAAGATTTGATGTGGTCCTCTTCCCATTCAACAGTAACTTCATTGCCTTCTGTTCCGTCTGGTAAATCCTCATCCATCTTTAAAGTTTCTGATCTAATTATTATTTCTTTTTCTGCAATTACGGACTCATAAAATTTTTGTATCGGGTCGTTTTTAAATCGTGGGAAAGAAAGAAGAATTACTTTACCAAAGTCTGGGAATCGTGAGTCTACAGATGCACGGTACATGTCGTATATGGCATCAGCAGTCTTTGCTTGATCGTGGCCAGTTGTATTTTCAATTGCGAATCCTGATATCTCATCTAGGATAACAACAATAACGTTATATCCTTCCCATGCTTCACGTTCTGAGTGACCAGAGTGCACTGTAATAGCTTTATCAAATTTCATTTCAGA